GTTCAGAGGACCAACTGGTGATTTTGTATTCTTACATAGATTGAAGAATAACAACATGAACAACGAAGCATTTATGCGTTCTGGCAACCTACCTGTTAGGTATGAGGTTATTAACGAAGGTGCTAGAGGAAGAGTTGCAATTGCAATGGATTCAAGTATAGAGACAATGACATTAGAAGACGGAACACTATTCCCTTCTAGTGGTACATTGATTATGAATAATGAGATTATTAATTATAACAACAAAAATGGTAATATTTTGACTGGTCTTACAAGAGCAGCAACTCATACTAACTTTGCTGGTGGATCTCAAAGAACTTATACTGCTGGTGGTGCAATTGCTCACACTAAAGGTAGTGGTGTTGTTCTGCTATCAACTACTGCTACACCACAGATTAATCACTGGGGTTCTGCATTCCTAACTGATGGTGGATTTGATGAAGATCGTGGTTATCTCTTCTCATGGCAGGAAAAAGAAATTGAAATTTCAACTAGTAAAAGTGCGATCTTCTTGATTCGTCTATCACCAAGTGTTTCTAACTCTGTTACTGGAGACCTAGGAGAAAGAGAACTAATCAACCGAGCACAATTACTACTCAAGAACATTGAGATCACTACACAGGGTGGATCAAGTTCACAGGGTGTTATTGTTGAGGGTGTTATGAATCCTAAAAACTACCCTAATGATCCAACAAGTATTTTATGGAATGGATTGAATACTGGTGGTGCTGGTGGACAACCATCATTCGCACAGGTTGCATCTGGTGGTGACGTTACATGGGAGGGTGCTGCTTCAGCAATTACTGCTACTAACGCTAATAATCAAAATTATAATACAACATGGATTGTATTTAATCGAACAGATGTTGCTGGTGTACAGATTGGTTGGAAAGTTTCTGGTGGTAATCTAAAAGGTGGTGCTACTGTTGCTAACATTAGGGATTACTACTACGATAGCAATAAAGTTTACTTGATCTTCTCTGACAGAACGAGACCAGGCACTGCTGGATCTACTACATATACCTTCGAACCAATTGTTGAGGCGGCAATTCCTGGAGAGCAGGTATTCTCATTTACTGCCTCTGGTGGTGGTGAAAGGGACAACCTAGACCTATCAGAACTAAAAGAACTTACTAACACACCAATTGGTGGACGTGGTACATTCCCCAACGGTCCTGATGTTCTGGCGATTAATGCTTACCTAACGTCTGGTAGTGCTATTAACGCAACAATTAACTTACGTTGGGCAGAAGCACAAGCATAAGGAAATAACATGGCACAACCTTCCTCTAGGGCAGAGTTAAAAGACTACGCATTAAGGAGATTAGGTCATCCAGTTCTGGAAGTCAACGTAGATGATGAACAGGTGGAAGATCTAATCGATGATGCTTTGCAACATTTTCATGAACGTCATTTTGATGGCATTGAGAGAATGTTTCTTAAACACAAAATTACTGCTGATGATGTAGAAAGATTTAATGGTTCCGATCAACTTAAAGTTGTTTCAGGTGATGAAGGTACTGTAACATTTACCTTGACATCTGGTGGAACAGGGTATACTAACAATACTGCAGTTGCTACTACTGGTGGTAGTGGTACTGGATTAACATTTAATACTACTACAGATAGTGGTGTTATAACATCTATATTAATTAATGATGATGGTCAAGATTATGCTATTGGAGACACTATTACCATTAGTGGTGGTAACACTGATGCAACTATAGAAGTTAAATCAGTTGATAGTGATACTACATGGGAGAATAGAAATAATTTTCTTTCAATACCTAATCATGTTATAGGTATATCTAAAGTATTTGGTGTATCATCTAACTGGGTTCGTAATGATCTCTTTGGATTGAGTAACCAGTATTTCTTGATGGATATATTCTCATTCTCATCTGGATTTGCTTTTGGTAATTTTGATATGACGAATTACTATATGATTCGCCAGTACTTTGAGACTCTAGATATGGTTGTCAACACTGGTGCTTTAGTGGAGTATAGATGGAATCAAAGACAAGATAAATTATTTTTAGATATAGATCCTTCAAAGGTTGTAGAAGGAAACTACCTTCTTATAGATTGTTATAGGGCATTAGATCCTATGGAATACACACAAGTCTATAATGATAGATGGCTTAAGAAATACATTCCTGCTTTAATTAAAAGACAGTGGGGTCAGAACTTAATCAAGTTCCAAGGAGTACAACTTCCTGGTGGTGTTTCTCTTAATGGAGAGAAGATTTTTTCTGATGCAGAGAAAGAAATTGCTATGATACTAGCAGAAGGTAAAGATCAATATGAACTTCCTGCTATGGATATGATAGGATGAAGAGTATATATTTTCCACAGCACGGTGGTGTATCAACCGAGCAGAACTTAATACAAAGTTTAATTGACGAACAGATTAAACTTTTCGGAACAGATGTTTATTATCTTCCTAGGTCAAGTGTTAAGGATATGACCCTAGATGATATAAAGTATTCTGAATTTAAAACCCAGTGGATGATTGAGATGTTCCTCATTAACGTAGAGGGATTTGGATCACCTTCAGAATTTATTAGTAAGTTTGGTTTAAGAGTAACTGATGAGATACAATTTGTTGTATCCAAAAATAGATGGAGTCAAATATTTAATAACTTTGCTGATATAACAGAGGTTGATGGTAGACCCAATGAAGGAGATTTATTATACTATCCACTAACAGAAGATTTGTATGAGATTAAGTTTGTAGAAAGAGAAGCACCTTTCTATCAATTAGGTAAAACATATGTTTACCAGATGACTGCCGAGATCTATGAAATGGGTGATGATAAATTTGAGACTGGTGTTCCTGGGATTGATGATATTGAAGAGATCTTTAGTCCATCAATTTCTATCCAAATGGATGTTGCTGGTACAGGTGATTACTCATTAAGTGAGACTGTCACTGGATCTGTCACTGGAGTTACTGCTGAAGTATCTTACTGGGATAGGAATTTACATGTACTTACACTCATTAATAGAACTGGTAATTTCAATGCTGGTGAGACTTTAACTGGATCTGAATCTGGTACAGTTAGAGAGATTACATCTATAGATAACTTAACAATGGAAACAAGTGCGTATAGCGATAATAAATACATAGAGACCGAAGGTAATGATCTTGTTGATTGGGGTGAGGTTAATCCATTTGGTGAAGCAGGAAATATATCTGGTGACTGGTAATGTTAGGACCACATTTTTATAACGAAGCAATACGTAAAACCGTTGTTGCTTTCGGTACATTATTCAATAATATTGAAACAAGAAAGTATGATAATACTGGTGCTGTATTAGAGGCAGAGAAAGTACCTCTTGCATATGGACCACAAAATAAATTCTTAACACGATTGGAACAAAACCCAAGTGTGGATAAGAAAGTTGCTATTACATTACCAAGACTTTATTTTGAAATGTCTGGTATTACATATGATTCTACTAGAAAAATTGCACCGACACAAAAGTATAGAACTATAGCAGGAGTTGGTGAAGAGAATGAAGTACGGATGCAGTATGTACCAGTTCCATATAACATGGAATTTGAATTAGGTATCATTGCAAAGTCACAAGACACAGGACTTCAGATACTAGAACAGATATTACCTTACTTCCAACCAAATTTTAATGTAACACTTAATTTCATTCCTGATATGAATGAGAAAAAAGATGTTTCTATTATTCTTAATAACATAAATTATGCTGATGACTGGGATGATAATTTCCTAGACAGAAGAAGTATTGTATGGACAATGAGTTTCACTGCAAGGTCATACATATACGGACCATTCAACAAGTCAGATGTTATCAAGAAAGCAATTGTATACGAATCAACTGGAGATAAGAATCAAGGTAAGCGTCAAACCAAGATGACTTATTCACCTAAAGCAACTACTGATAAGAATGCTGATGGTGTAATCGATACAGCAGATGACGCATTAGTAATTTCATCAGACGACTTTGGATTTAATGAAGGAATTGAATTATTATGACAGATAAAATAGATAATAAGATGGCCAAGAATATGGAAGATGTTTTCGATATCGAGGTCTCAAGTACTCCTGAAAATGGATGTACTACTAGAAAGAAACAGTTACGTGATGTTTCTACTGACAGTAAAGATGATTATGAATATACTAGAGGAGAACTTTATAGTCTCATAGATCAAGGACAAGAAGCAGTTCGTGGTGCATTAGAAGTAGCACAAGAGAGTGGTCACCCTAGAGCATTTGAAGTTGCTACTAACGCAATGAAACAGGTTGCTGACATGACAGATAAGTTAATTGACCTGCAAGGAAAGATGAAAAAATTGGATGAACCAACAGCAGGTGCTGCACCCAAAACAGTTAACAACACTATGTTCTTGGGTAGTACAGCAGACCTACAGAAGATGCTTAAGGAGATGGGTAAGAAGAAGGATTAGGGTTCCCACACAATGGTAGTAGTTTATACTTAATTGGTGTACTATATAATTACGTACTGGAGTTGAAAGATCATGTCCCACTACACTGTCGGTTATCACGACACACAAAGGAATCCCGTAGAAATTTGTGAGTATGCAGAAGATGCATACCATGCAATGCAGCAAGCAAAAGAGGATGTGCCATTTTTAGATGGTCATCCTCATTTTTTTGACTACTGTTTGAAAGAATCATGAAGCACGAAATAATGTGGTGGATGAGCCGTCTCACCATCATGGGAACATCTTTAAGTTTATCAGTCTGGTTAGCAGCACAAGCATATGCCTAATATTTCTGATAGAGAATGTATCTACCGTTCTCTAGAAAATTGCGAAGACCTTGCTGGACTTGATAGGAAACAAGTGCAACGTCTTATGAAAGAGTTTGAGGTTGAACGATCAGTAAAAGTTATACAATCGGAGTACCCTCCGTTATAGGGTTAAATAATAATAGTAATAAGAATACTTTATGCTATCAACACAATATCGTTTACGGTTAACCGAAATCTGTAAAGACATAGGTTCTGGAGTTGAAGTTAGTTTAGAAGATATGATATGGGCAGAGAAATTATCCAAGGCAAACACTGCTGCTAGAGGTATGCTAAATACTGCAAGAAGAATCGCTACAGACCCTACAGATTCTTTTCTGAATGAGTTGAACATTGGAGACCCCGATTCAACTCATCATCGTAGGGGTTTCGCAGATCCACAAGATGTGGTAGACTGGTTTCATCAAGAACGGTCTGACGACTGGAGACAAAGAGATTAAAATTTAAATTATGAATTATAATGTTGTTCCTACTTTCCCTTCATCTATTATTCAGGTGAATGTGGAAGAAGATACTAGCGAATTATTAGATGATGGTGATGATACTGTCACTGCTGAACGTCGAAGAATATTAGAAAAATATCCAAGGACTAGAGAAATTTTATTAAATGCATTTACATTAGTTGCTGAAAAAGTAATTGGATATAAGAAAAGAGATTATGAAATAACTACATCTTGGATTAGTTATATGGATAAAGGAGAACAGTCTCTAGTTCATAATCATAAGAATAGTTTTTGGAGTTGTGTATATTATTTTCAAAGTAAATATCCAGAAGGAACTGGTGCAATATCATTTGTTAATCCTAATATAGATAGAATGGATTTTTATTATTCTGATGATGATATTGAATCACCTAATCTGATAAATGGTATGAAATGTTCACTCACACCAAAACCTAATTTACTATTAATATTTCCAAGTTATCTAGAACATCAAGTATTACATCATAATAATGACACCCCAAGATGTTCTCTTGCGTTTAATATTATTCCTTTAGGTACATATGGATTACTTAATTATTAAGGATTGAATTATGAACCGTAATGTTATTAATTTATTTCCTTCACCAGTTATTCAGGTGATAGTGGAAGATGATACAAGTGAATTATTGACGCATAATCAATATACTGTTAGTTATCAACAAAGAGATGATTATGAAAAACCAACAGCAAGTCGAAGAGTATTAGAAGAATATCCAAAAACTAAAAAAATTTTATTGAACAAATATATTTCCGTTGCTGAAGAACTACTTGGATATAAAAAGAGAGAATATGCAATAACCACATCTTGGTTTACTTTAAATAATATAGGAGAAGGAGGTCAATCACACAAACACAAAAATAGTTTTTGGAGTGGGGTTTATTATTATCAGGAAGAATATAGTGAAGGAACTGGTGGAATATCATTCACTAATCCTAATGCAGATCAATTTGATTTTTATTATTGTGATAATGATATTGCAGAACCTAATTATATAAATGCTATTGCATGTACACTGGAACCACAACCTAATTTACTATTAATATTTCCAAGTTATCTTGCACACCAAATATTAAAACATAATAACAAAACACCAAGAAGTTCTCTTGCGTTTAATATTGTTCCTTTAGGAAGATGGGGAGATGGAGATTCGTATTATGATATGGATTGGTTTCATGAGTGATGTTGTTCATAGTGTAAATATTATGGTAGCTATACTTCTTGTAGGAGTATGTGTTACACTATACTGGATATTTAAGTACGATGATTGGAAATATTAATAGTAAA